TGTCGTCCAGGCTGCCGCCCGCTTCCTGGAGCCACTGTCGGATTTCTTGCACGTTCGCCTCCAATGCACGTAAGTGCGCTAATGCCTTCTCAGCACTTGTAACACGTGTTACAAGTGGCCGGCTGGCTCTCCGAAATGCCCCACATCGCGCGCAGGGTGGGGGCGTCCGCCTCCCAGCCCTCCGCCAGCACCAGCAGCTGCACCGCCTGCTCGAGCGGGGCGGATTCCGCCAGGTCGATGGGGAATCGCTTCGGGTTCCACTCCCGCGCCAGCGCCAGGCAGTCCTCGCAGTGCTCGGCGGGGTTCAGCTTCCACCAGACCAGCACCGCGGTGATGGCCCCCTCGCTGTCCCGCTCGTACTGGTAGTCCAGCCGGCACCGGCAGTTCGTCCGGCAGCGCGTCTGCCCGTCGCGCGGCACCTGCGGCAGCTTCACCGGAATCGCCGCCCGCCACATCATCGCCTGCGTCGAGCGCGCGTACAGCTTCGCCCGCTCTACTGCAAAGTCGAGACTCTTCCCCTCCGCCGCCCGCGCCTCGATGTCGGCCGCGAAACGGTTGAGGTAGGCGTACTGCCGCTTGAGTTCCGGCCCCAACTGCAGATACTCCTTGCGGTCGATCTGCGACCGGTCGCCGCCCTTGCCGACCACGAACTGCTCGTAGTTGCCGCGCCGCAGCTCGGCTTTCATCTCGTCGACCCACTTCGGCAGGTCGATCTGGCCGTCGACGAACCGCTGCGTCACGCCGGCCATGCGCCCCTCGGCCCCGCGCCGCAGGGCGTTCGAGTAGCGGCGGATGTCAGCCGGGTCGGTCAGCGGGTCGGGCATCGTTCCACGCTCTCGTGACAGGCCGCGACAGGACCAACCGCTGCGCCTCGTGAATGCTGTGGGCGAATTCCTGGCGGTGCATCGGGTGCTGTTCGGGCAGCTTCAGGTATGCGTTCCAGGCTTCCGCCAGCAGCTCGATGACGGCCTGTTCCTGCGCCGTCAGGGTCACGGTCAACTGCAGATCTGCCTTCGCCATCCGATTCAGCTCTCGTCCACGTCGTCGATGGTCAGCCCCATCTCGTCGAGCAGGTCCTCGAGGTCGGGCATGCGGGCGAACCAGTCGAAGTAGTCCTCGACCTCCTCCCGCGTGATAGGCTCGACGTGCTCGACGTCCTTCTTGGGCGGCTTCTTGCCCACGTCGCGCGGTGGCTCGTCGCCGGCGTCCGCCGCGCGCAGCTTCTTCGCGCGCGCGTCAGGTGTAAAGTTCTTTACACCTGCGGCCTTCCGCGCCCGGTACCGCTCGCGCACCGCCGCCACCAGCCGCGCCTCGACCGTGTCCTCGGGCGCCTGGCCGTCCGTGCGCGGCACCGCCGCAATCTCGAACCCGTTCGCCTTGAGGTCGTCGACGATGGTCCCCACGTCATCGACGCCCAGCACGTGCAGCGCCGTGATGGCCTTCTGCTCCGGTGGCACGATCTGCTGCCCGGTCATCACCTCCGCCTGCGCGATGCTCGACAAGGCGTTCGCCCACACCGCCACGTCGGACTGCACGATGGGCGGCAGCGACGCCGTCACCGTCAGGTCGACGTCCCCCTTCGGCTCGACGACCCACAGCGGCGAGCCGCCCGCCCGGTCCACTGCCACGCGCCCCAGCGCGCGCACCTCGCGCGGCCCGAAGCGCAGCCCCTGGAGCACCACGAACGTCACCAGGTCGCCGATCACGTCCTCCCACACCTGCTGCTCGAACTCGAACAGCTTGAGCATCGGCAGCTCCATCGCCGTGGCCGTCGCCAGGTTGCCGGTCGACGGGTCGCCCAGGTAGTGCTCGAAGATGTGCCCCAGCCCCAGCCCGGCCATCTGGCGCAGCATCCGCATGTCCAGGTAGGCGTTCGACGAGCCCGAATCGGTCTTGAGCTGTTCCAGCGTCGAGGCCTCGTTCTCGATGAGCGTGTTGGCCGCCTGCCGGCGCTCGCGGCTGTCGCCCGGCGGGCCGTAGCGCTGCTCGGTCTCGTAGCGCCCCCACTGGTCGAGCAGCTTCTGCAGCGCCACCCGGTTGCCCCGCACCTTCTGCTTGAAGGCAAACGTCGCCAGCGCCGCGGTGAGCGTCACCCGGTCCTCGGCGAAGCCCTTGAGCGCCTTGACCCACGGGATGCCCGGGTTCAGGTGCGTCAGCCCGCGCCCGCCCAGCGGGTTGGTGCACACGTGCATCACGTACACCTCGGTGCCGCGCTCCCACTGCACCCACCTGCCATGCCCGCCCGGCACGCCCACCGCCGCGTTGCGGTAGTCCGGGTAGTACGCCACCCGCCGCTCGCCGGTCCGGTACGCCCCCGCCTCGAAGTCGTACCAGCGCGGGGCGTACTCGCGTCGGAAGTAGATCGGGAAGGTCGGGTCGCCGGGCAGTGTGACGACTCCGTTGTGCTCGGGGAACTCCGCCGGGTCGAACAGCCGGACCGTCACCCGCCCGGTGAGCGTCGAGACGAACAGCGCCAGGAACAGCTCGCCTTCGAGCTGGCGCTCGGTGTTGAGCCGCCACTGCGCCGCGGCGCGCGTCAGGCTGTGCCGGTTGCGCGGGTCGTGCCAGAAGGCATCGAGCACCCCCTGCACACGCTCATCCTTCGCCTTCACGCTCACCCCGCGCGCGAAGGTGTAGGCGTTGTGCAGCATCACCGCCTGGCTGGCCGTCGGGTCCTGGTGGGCGTACCAGCGGGCGAGTTGGTTCTGCGTCGCGCGGTCGATTTCCGACGCGATGAGCTCGCTGTTCGAGCCGCGCCCCAGCTCGCGCCAGCCCGGCTCCTGCAGCTGGGGCAGCGCCCGCAGTGCTTCGTCGAGCTGCGCGATCCGCAGCGCCTCGAGGTGATCCAGCTCGGTTAGCTGTTTGTTCAGCGCCGCCAATACCTTTTCAGTAGTCAAGGGTGACCCTCACCGAATCGTCGTATACAATCTCGTCCACTTCATACCCCTCGCCTTCCACCCCGGCCACGGCGTAGCGCAGCGCGTCCAGCCGGTGGTAGCGGTCCTTGTTGTGAATGGCGTCCGTCGGCTGGTCGTTGTCGTCCAGCTTGCGCCGGTAGCTGCCCAGCTCGTCCAGCACGCCGGCACAGTCGTCGAAGACGAACAGCCGGTAGGTCTTCAGCAGCCGGATGACGTGGTCGATGCCACTCTCCACGTCGACGATGGGCGGCTCGGCCACATTCAGCAGCCCCGCCGCTTCGTAGTCCAGCCGCTGCTGCTTCTCGGACTTCTGCCCCACGAACCACAGGACGACGCGTTCCGCATCGCTGTAGCTCCGGATGTCCTCGGCGTGCTCGCTCGTCGACATCTCCCCTTGAAGCGACTCGCGGTACAGGTAGTAGACGCTCGTCGCCGGGTCGTAGGCCAGCCACACCTTGGCGTGATGCACCGCCCCCGGGTCGATGCCGCCCCAGCGCGGCCACTCGAGCGGGATGCGAAACGGCTCGACCTTGTGCCCGCCCTCGTGTCTGTACTTATCGATGAACGCGCTGTAGATGAGCCCCGCCGGGCGCTCGAACCGCCCCTCGTAGAACATGCGGAACTTCCAGTCGTCCATCTCCCGCCGGCGTTCCTCGAATTCGTCCTTCGAGAACGCCGGGTTGGCCGTGCTGGCGAACTGGATCACCCGGATGGCCGGGTCGCCCGCCTTCCAGCGGTCGTACACTTTCTGCTTGAGCCAGCCCAGGTTGTACGGCGTGGTCGTGATGAGCACCCGCCCGCGGCTGAGCGACAGCCGGCGCAGCACCGCCTCCCACGCGCCCAGCCCGAAGGCGTCCTGCCCCGCTTCGTCCAGCCAGGCGGCTTTGGCCGTCGCCGACTCCAGCCCGCCCTCCGCCGACGCCGAGCGCATGATGATGCGGCCCCACATCGGGTCGGAGGACCGGGTCGCCTTGAACTGCCCTGGAATGGGCGCCCAGACGCCCGTCTCCTCGTCCCAGGCGTGCTCGCACAGCTCCAGCACGCCGTCGCCGGCCCACAGCCGCGCGATGCCCAGCACGTCGACGAACACCTCGAGCAGCTCGGGCAGCATCTTGAGCTTGAACAGGTCGAAGCTGGCCGTCACCGCCAGGTAGTCGCCGGGGCCGCCCAGGGCGATTTCGCGGTGCAGCCACCACGGGCCGAAGGACGTCTTGCCGCCCTGCGTGCCGGAGATGACGGCCACGATGCGCTCGAGCGCGTCCCACGCCGCCGCCTGGCCCGGGTGCAGGTCCAGCTCGACCCCGCGCAGCGGTGAGTCGTCCGGCGCGGTCTCCTCGACCACCCGGTACAGCTTGAAGGCCTCCAGCGGTGGCCGGCGGTTGCCGTCAACCTGCTGGAGCGTCGTCGTCGCCGGCATCCGGTTTGCTGCCCCCTTTAGCCCGCACGAAAGCGATGGGTATGGGGTTGGTAAGGTGCACGTCGTGCTGCTGTTTGGGCGGCGGCACCTCCGCCGCCTGGCGCTGCAGCTCGCTGGCGAGTTTCAGGGTCTTCAGCAGCGCGTCGGCGTCGAGACCGAGGGTGATGACCTCGCGGTCCGGCGCGCCGTCGTGTCCCCTCAGCAGCCGGCGCGTGGTCTTGACGAACTGTGGCGCCTGCGCCAGCACCTTCGCCGCTAAGTCGCGCAGCTCCTCGCCGGCGGTCCAATCGCGCTCGCGGACGGCTCGCCGCCGCGCTTCCCAGCGCTCGCGGTCGAGCGCCGCCAGGTGGTCGTCGTAGGCCTGCGCCCGCTGCTCCCAGGTCTTGGCGCCGTCGATGGGCTGGCCGTCTTTGTCTCGACCCTGATACCACCGCCGGCACGCATCCGAAGCACGGATTCGTGTCCCATTGGCGTACCACTCACGTCCCACATGGGACCTGTACGCCGCATCCAGTGACCGCGGCCGCTGTTCCTGCTGCAGCCACAGCTGAAAGACCTTAAAACTCGCCGCGGTGTCCCACGGCTGGCGCTCCCAGAGCGGACGGTCGGCCACATTCACGCACCCTCGACCAGCCGCGGCTCGAGCCCCATCCCCGCCAGCCGCTCCAGAATCACCGCCACGAACTCGGGCTGCAGCTCCAGCCCGTACACCAGCCGCCCGTTCTGCTCGCCGGCCACCTGCTGGCTGCCGCTGCCCGAGAACGGCTCGTAACACACCTCGCCCAGCCGTGTGTGCTGGGTCATGGGGATGGCGAACAGCTCGACCGGCTTGGAGGTGGGATGGTCGGTGCGCTCGCCGGCGGGAATGGTGGGGAAGTTCCAGATCGTCGCCAGGAACTCTTTGTCGTCCAGCCGCGGCGGTTTCTGGCCCTTCACCCAGCCGAAGAAGCACGGCTCGTGCTGCCACATGTACCAGCTCCGCGTGAGGATGGGCCGGTCCTTGACCCAGATGATCTGCTGGTGCACGAATGCGCCGTAGCGTTCCCAGACCCGCTCCAACATCGCCTGGTTGCGGCTGGCATGCCAGCAGTACCACGCCGCGTCCTCGGTGATGGCGTGCGCCACAGCGGCGGCCACGAAGCCGTCGTACAGCTCCTCGCCCTGCGACGCGTCGTCCCAGTCGTGGTAGCTGTCGCTCCAGTCTTTGTTGGAGTCGGGTTCGTTCCACTTGTGCGGGTGATTCGTCCCGGTGTAGCCCACCAGGTACGGCGGGTCGGTGGCGAACAGCCGCGCACGCTGCCCGTCCATCAGGCGGGTCACGTCATCCGCGCTCGTGCTGTCCCCGCACAGCAGGCGGTGCGCCTTGCCGGGGACCGACAGCGAGGGGATCTCCCACAGCTGCCCGCGCGCCGTGTCCCACTTGGCGCGCAGTTCCTCGGCCCGGTCCACCTCGGCGCCGGGGTCGGTGGGGGGATCTGCCACGGCCCGCCAGTCGACGCCTGCTTCGCCCGCCACGCGCCGCAGCAGGCCGTCCAGTCTCTCGTCCTCGACCACCACCGGCGCCGCCTCCAGCTCGCCCAGCAGTGCCGCCAGCATGTCCCGGTCCGCCCGCGCCATCCCCGCCAAGGGGTCGTAGGTCGCCAGCGCCACCGCCTCTTCCTCTTCGGTGAGATCCGTGACCAGCACCAGCACCGGCGTGGCCGGGTCCGCCCCGAACAGCTCCTTGCGCAGGTGGCCGTCCCACAGCCGGTTGGTCGGCGCGTTGTAGCGCACCACGTCGATGACGCCCACCTGGCGCATGACGGCGTCCAGCCCGGCTTTCTGCGCCGGGGGATGCTGGCGCCAGTTGCGCGGGTTGTCCAGCAGTTCGCCGGCAGGCATCACGCGCAAGCCCACCACCCGGTTGCGGTACGGGCCGATAGCGGCGGGGATGTCGGCG